CTAGGCTGTCGCTCTGTGGGCATCCATCAAACACCCTTCGGCGCTTGCGAAAAATTCGTGATGACGCGCCAAATGTGGAAAGCAAACTGACATGGGTTTCCTTAGCAGCGTCTTTGGCGGTTCACAGTCGTCATCCTCAAACCAAAACAACGGGCTTGTAACAAGCAATGCTTCGACGGCTGTCAACAATGGCAACACCGCCAGCAATTATCTGACGGCGCTTTTGACCGGCCAAGGCAATACCGGCGCGGCCAATGCAGGCTATCAGAATTATTTGCAGATGGCCGGATATGCCCCGGCGATGAAACAGCTTTCGCGATCGGTGACAGGTCAAGGCGCAGCGGCGGGACTGTTGAATTCCGGCGCAGACGCCACAGCGTTGCAGAACCAAGGCGCGCAATTGAACAACCAATTTTTCAACAATTATCTGCAAGGGCTTGGCGGGCTGTCCGGTCAAGGATTGCAGGCCAACAGCACAATTGCAGGCGCTGGCCAGACTTCGAGCAGCAGCAACAATACCGGCTTGTTTGGAGCCAATTCAGACGGTTCGACAAATGCGGGCAACTTTTTGTCGATTTTTTAATAGGATTTTTCGATGGCTTCCGCACCCCCTTATGACCCTTCGATCGATTATGCCGCGTTGGGCTATGGTCCCGACATGCCCGGTCAAAACGTCATGCAGGGCATGCCTCAGGCGCAAGCCGGGCCAACAGATCTTTTGTCGCAGATCCAGCCCCAAGCCGTCGATCCAAACGCGGTGCCCCAGGCTGCGCCCGCAGATCCGAATACTGCGCCACCACCTGCAAATATTTTACAGCAGGCCATGCAGCCGCAAATGCAATCGGGTGCCGACCGCCTTGGAACGGTTCAACCGTCGCAAAATTTTGGCCAACTTGGAACGTATGTTCCGCCACAGGTTGCGCCACCGCGTCAACGTGCTTCATTCCTTGATTTTCTTGGAAAATTAGGCGAGCGGATCAATCAAAATTTTGGTGATCATTACGGGGATCACGCATACGCAAGGCAAGAATTGGCTCGCACCAACGCGATCACCGACGCGACGAAACTTCAGGATCTCGCGCAGACCGGTGTGGCGACACAGCAAAATGCCAATCAGCTTGTCAACGCTTTTGCCAATGGGTTGAAATCGATCAAGGATGCTGGCGGCAATCTCGCTGCGTCGGCTCCCGCGCTCGCACAGCAACTTGGTATTCCGCCGCAGCAAGCCCAGGCGATTTTGAACCAGGAGCAACAAACACCGGGCTTTGTTGATAACCTTGCAGCGGCGACCGAAAGCGCCGCAAAAGGCGGCAAAACCGGGCGCGAATTGGCGTTGGCCTTGACACAAGCCCTTGGTCCCGATGGCAAGCCTGTTTTTTTGCAAGCTGGCGCAGACGGCCAGCCGCACCCGCTTGCCGGGTATTCTCCGATCCCGGCACTGGGAACGATCAACACCGGCACGGGCGAAGCCGTTTACGACAAGAAAGATCCGACCGCAAAAATTATCAAGACGATCACAAAATCCGGTGCCCCGGAATCGGGTACCGTCGCCACAGGAACAGACGCAAACGGGAACCCGACCTATGCGCCGCTGCCGGGATCGCTACATCAAGCAAATGTTGACAAAGCGAAAGCTGAAACAGATAAAGTTACAGCGGCAAATCAGGCAGCAGCAGAAAAAGCAAGAGCGACAGCCGCCGCCGAACAGCAAAAGCAACGAGCCGTCCAAGACAACTTGAAATCGCTCGAAGCCGGAATTTACAAGCTCCGGGATCTTGGCGCGCTCAATTCGTCTGCGGCAAATCCTGTCGGCAACGTCGTCAATGCTTTCCAAGCAACCGGCGTTGGGCAAGCAATTTCGCACGTCACTAACCCTGACGTTGCGGCGGCTCGCGATCAGATCAAGGCCGCTGCAAATGGCATTTTGCTGAATATGAGCGCTGGCCGAAGCCAAATGTTCCGCACCAACGCCGAACAGCAGCGGGCATTGCAAGCGATCAACAATCCGCAATCGTCCCTGCCGGTCATGCTCCAGGCGTTGAAGGCTTTCAAAGATGCAGCGACGCCGGTAGCACCTGCCGCAGCTCCAGCCGCAAAAGCTCCAGCGCCGAAAGGCACCTGGGGCAAAGCACAGGTAGTCCAGTAAATGCCCAAATATCGGATGCAAGCGCCTGACGGCAAGGTTTACGAAATCACCGGCCCGGCTGGGGCATCGGACGCGGACGTGCGGGCGGCGATCCTGCAACAAAATCCCCATCTGGCGGCGATGACACGCCCGACGCTGACAGTGCGGCCCCAGCCAGCCCCGCAACCCCAACGTGCACCCACAACTGCCCCGCAAAACTGGTATCAACGGTTGATGCAAGGCGGTGCAGACGCGATCAACACTTATGCCCGTCCGGTTTCCGCGACGTTCCGGGGCATCCAAAACATGATCCCCGGCATCGATCACCTTGCGGCTGGGTTCAACGAGATTGGCTCGTACACGGGGTTGAACCACACCGATCCGAATATGAGCTATGCTGATCGTGTGCGTGCTTTTCAGGCCGCGCGCGAAGCTGAAATGAACCAGGATATCCACGGTCCTTCCACGGGTGCCGCAGTCGGGCATTATGTGGGCGAAGGCGCGGGATTGGTTGGCGGCGGCATCGGGGAAGCCAAGGTTGCGGGAAATCTGATTGGTCGCACCGGCAGCAATTTTCTTGAGGCTTTGACGCGGCTCAATGAAGGCTCGAAAGTCGCACGGGCAGGGAAGATCGCATTGGCCGGTGCAACGTCGGGTGCAGTCGCGGGCGCAGCAAATTCCAAGACGCTTGCCGAAGTGCCCGGCAACACTGCCGAAGGTGCGACCGTGGGCGCCGTTGCGGCTCCCTTGGGGGCTCTTGGTGCGAAATTCCTTGGTGCGCTTGGTTCCCGAATTGGTGATGCAGCCGGAGCGTCGAACGCAGCGAATATTCTGCGCCGGTATGTCAACACGACTGCCGAAGATCTCGCCGCAAAGGCTGCGGCCTGGAAAGCGCGGACGGGTGCAAATCCAACCGTTTACGAATTGTTGCCGCTTGCCGATCGGCAGAATGTGCAAAAGATGCTGGGGATCACACCTGCCACAGTGCGCGAACACGCCGGGGAATTGATCAACCAGCGCGGGGCCAACATCGGGCCGGAAATTGCAGCCGTTGGCAACCGGGCAATTGCGCCTGCCCGCGACGATATCGTGAAAACGGTGGCGGGAGATCTCGCCGCGTCACGGGGCAAGCTGCAACCGACGCCCGACGAAATTCAGCTTGCCAATGAGGCGGCACGCAATCCGCAACGGCTGGCAGATCTGCGCGATCAGGAAGCGGGCAACATCATGGCACCCCATGATGCCACGGAAGCGTATCCGGCTGTCAAGGATTTGCTGCCGAAACCGCAGCCGGTAATGAAACCTGATGGCAATATTGTCATGGAAGATCCGTTTCCTGACGTTACGGCGGCTATTCGTGCCGTCGCCGGTTCGAAAAATATCAGCAAAGATCCGGTGACGATCAGTGATATTTCGGACATGGTGCGCAAACTGCAAAATCAGTCCGGTTCGCCAGACCAGATCAAGGCGGGCGTGGCTTCCCAAGCGGTCAAGCATTTGCAAGATCTTTTGGAACAAGATCACCCCGAAGCCGCAGCCGCGATGCAGCAGATGCGCGACCAATATGCGGCTCGATCGCGCATGCTCGAAGGCTTTGGTGAAGGGCTGCAAACACGGCTTCAGGAAAATATTCCGCCGAACCAGCTTTCGCGCCCAATCGAAAATGCTTATGGCACCGACGAAGGCGCTACAGGCAGGTTCCTGGGGCAAGCATCGCAGATCGAGCAACAGCTTTTGCGTGCGCCACAGTCGTCTTTGCGGGCAGCATCGGACATCGCAGAAAACCCGACGACACAGGAAGCGATTTCGCGCAACCTGGAGCCGGGGAACGCTATGCAACAGCCGCCAGCCGCGCCGGGACCTGCCGGGCCTCCAGGACCGGTTGGGCAGCAGATTGCGAGCGCAACCCAAGCGCAGACACAAAGCGCCCAGCGTCTTGCCGCGCTCAATCCCGAAACCGGCAACACAAATTCGACGGGCCTGCCGGATCTTGTCAAAAATTTGGTCGAATTGGACCCTTCGACCATGACCGGCACGAAGGCCAGGGCGCTGTCGCGTCTTACTCGCATTTTTGCGACGTTGCCCGAAAAGCAAACGGGGCAGCTTGTGGACGCACTATTTTCGCAAAATCCTGCGCAGACTGCCGCAGCGCTCAAATTTATGAACAACCAGGGCGACACCGGCAAAGCTGCGCTGGCAGCGCTCCAGCAAGCTATGGCGATCGGCGGCACGGCGGCGGGCATCGGTACCAAAGAACCGGTTCCCGCGCCTGACGGCCAGCACCTTATCGGCTATGGGCAAAATTCTGACGGCTCCAGTTATCCGATGTATGGCAACACTACGCCAGATCCAGGCGTGACAGATCCGAATGCACCCCCGGTTCCGGCTGGGGCTGTCGATCCTTCGCAAAGCCCCTATATGGCCCAATTGAACGACGTGTATTCCAAAGCGGACCCGCGTTTGCTCGATTTGGCCGAACGCCTCCAGGAAAAGGAAAGCGGCGGCAAACACTACCGCGCTGACGGTTCGGTAATCACATCACCAAAAGGCGCGGTCGGCCTTATGCAAGTCATGCCCGCGACCGGCGTCGCGGTCGCACAGCAAGTCGGCTTGCCTGCCGATACTGTCGCGCTTCACAATGACCCCGCTTATAATAAATTGATCGGGGTGCACCTGATCGATCAGCTTATGACGCGGTACGATGGCGATCGACGCAAGGCCGCTGCGGCATACAATTCCAACCCTGCGACCGTGGACGCTGCCGTTGCGGCAGATCCGCAGAATTGGCAAACCCATTTGCCCAAAGAGACGCAAAATTACATCGGAGATCTGTAAATGGTTGCGCGGCATACAAAATTAGACGATGCTTTCGGCTTGGAAGTTGATCCAGCAACGAGGGCGGTTATCTTGATCGAGGAAAGATTGCGCAATATCGAGGCACGATCCGAAGAACGATCAACCGTCGTCGCTCGGATCGAGGCAACAGTCAACAATCAGCAAGCACAAATCAACCAAGTCGTAACGGACATGGCAGTCCTAAAATCGCAACATTCGTCATTTTGGAAAGCCACGACCGTTGTTTTTGCAATCCTGTCATTGCTTGGCGGGGCGATTGGTTGGGTTGTCAGCCACATGATGAAATAAGGGGAAAACATATGTTCGAGATCGCGGGAAAATGGATTGACGGACGCTTTATCGCTTTTCGGGATTGGCTCGATAAGCGATTGTTGCCGACGTGGCGTGTTTGGTGGAAATTGGCAACCATGCGTCTTGGCGTTGGCGTGGCAGCGCTATTCACTTATTTGACTGCGGTGCCGCAGGCGCTTACCCAAGCGCTCAATTCTTTGCCCGATTGGCTGCACCACAGCCTGCCGGAATGGATTGGGCCCCTGTCGCTAATCATTCTTTTCTTTGCTCGGTTTTGGGATCAGACGGCGAAAATCAATCCGCCTGCCCCGCCGCCCGCGCCGGAAATTCACCATGGCGCAGAATGACCAGCAGCAGCCGCTAGGCTCTGCTCGCAAAGCGGGCGGTGTCGCAATCCTGATTGCCGCCGCTTGCTCCGTCAGTGCGCCTATGGCAACGTATTTTGAAGGCACTGTGCTTCATCCATACAACGATGGATTTGGGTATCAGTCGGTTTGCAACGGGGAACGCAATGTCCCCATGCACGACTACACCGAAGCGCAATGCCTCGAAATGCTCAAATCGGAGCAAGCGAAGCAATATGGACCAGAAGTCTATGCCTGCTCGCCGCAGATCGCACACAATCCGTTTTTCTTCGGAGCCGCAATTGATGCAGCTTGGAATGCCGGTCCAGGCGCATATTGTCATTCCCCGATGGCGAAGCATTTTCGTGTCGGGGAAAATAAACAAGCGTGTGAGGCATTTCGCACGTGGGACGTTGACGTTCATGGCCGTGTCGTGCGCGGCCTACAACGTCGGCGTGACTATGATCCAATGAGCGAATATCACACTTGCCTAAAGGGGCTGTGACATGGGAACCGTTATTGCGTGGCTTTTGGAAAATCTGACATCGAAAATTGCGCTGCCGATTATAGCCGTCATGTTGGTTGCGAATATCGGGACCGGCATTGCGCTGGAAATTACTCGGATCACGCTCCAGCATCGGACGGAAGATCTGGCAGCGGAAAAAGCCACGCATGCGGCAGACATCGCAACCTATCAAGCCGCCACGGCCCAGGCAAAGGCGCTCGATCAGCAGCATGCTTTGACTGTCAAGGAAGGCCAAGACCAAGTTACCACGGAGAAACAACATGACCTGGAAAATCAGCTTGCTTCCGCTCGCGCTGTCGCTGCTAACTTCGTGCGGCAACACCCCGCACCCGCAGTCGTACCAAGCGGTCGCGACAACCCGCCAGTGCCCGCCGCCCCCGACGCCACCGACAGCGTTGACCGCGCCCCTGGTTCGACCGTCATTCCTGCAACCGACGCCGACGCCTGCGCAATAGCCTATACGGTCGCTGTCGGCTGGCAACAATGGTACGCTAAGGAAATGCAGGTAATCAAAGACAATGCAGATCCGAAAAACCAAATTTCCGATTTGCCGCCTGTCTCGCTTGGTGTGCCAGATCCACGGTTGGAAAAGAACCTAAGTGGATCTGCACCCCATCAACCCGAACGTGTGCCAGATATTTCCCGCGTTTCAGTCGAACGCCATTTGGCAGACCCCGCAAACGTGACCGCCGACGCATATTCCTTGAATTTACCGAATGTGGAACGTCCCGCAGATTTGCGATCCGATAATTAGAAGTATCACCGTCCCAATGGTCAATTTCGGATGGCCAGTAAGAATAAAAGTGTGCCCATGCGATCGTGTGTGCTCGCACGTCAAAATTCAATAATTGACCGTGTGGGTAGCCGTTGGAATCGAGCGCAGTGAATGCCTCGACCCCTAACGATCGCCACGTTAGCACACCGGCAATAGGATCATAGTCCAAGTAATCACGGACTTCCCAAGCCTCGATCGCGTCATAGATAGGCATGATCGGATCAGTGGCAGCAGACAGGGCAGTAGTCCCAATCGTTCCCGTGCGGGCAGAGGAAATCGACCGGCCCGTGAATTTGCTCGCAGCCGTCACGATACCCCAAGTTGTAGCAAAAGAGCGCCAGCCACAGGACGACGAAAAGAATAGCCAAGGCGAAAGTGATCGAGAATAAAATCACAGGAATTTCCTTCCATAATACGCCATTAAGGCAGCTTCCGCACGTCCGTCATCTTTGACCCGTGCAACCAGATCTGCATACTTGGGCCAAAGGGATCGGAATTTCTCGCGACTGGCATCCTTGCCGCTGTTCAATAGCCCTAGCTTGCCTTTCCATACCGAAGGCGTGACGAATTCGACACGCGCTCTAGAAGCGCAAGCGATCGCATGGACAAACCCCAGCGATCGGCCAAAATTGAATGTCGAAGCAACGCCTTGCTTTGGCATCGAAGCGACATGCTCGATCACGATCAGATCCGGCGCCGCGAATTCAAGAGCGCTGGCCCAGGATATCGCCCAGGCGGTGTATAGCGGCTTATCTTTGCCCTTGATCTTGTCGGTCGGCACATCGAAGCATTGCACCGCGCCGTCAGGATAGACGATCGAGAGCGCGCCCGATTTGCCTGGATCAATTCCGGCGATCGTCATTTGTGAAAAATCCTAAAAACAAATGCTAAAAATGCCAGCACCCAAAAAATCGGCCAAATTAAGCCGCAAAAAACAACAGCGTTTTCGTCTGTTTCGTCAGAAAAAGGCGCACAAATTGCACAGGTTAATGTAGCACCTATCAGATACAAAATCCCGCAAATAATCAACATAAAAACCCCCTAAAACGGACATTGATCAAATTCCAGTTTTGGCAAAAACGGTGCAAGCCACGCTGGCGGCACATGAAAAGGGAAATCGCCTGGATCTCGAATTCTCTCCGGCTCCGGCTCCGATCCGACTTGGACTAGCACCCAATAATGCTTGGTGGCAAGATCCTGGTAAGCGCGGCCTGGACGGGTGTTCTGTAATTCCCGGTTCACCGCAGCCGGTTCCGGCTTGACGTGATGCACACAGAGTGTTGACGGACCAGCCGGGCAGCAATGATCAACCTGTAAGCCGTCGATCTCAAACCCGTGGATATGCTTTGCAGCCCATCGGTGGGCCAACCAAACTTGTTCGCCATCCCGGAACCGACCGTAAGGCTGTGTGTGGCCTTGGCCCTTCGTCTGTCCACCAATCCACATGACGCAGCCTGTGAAAGGATCGAAAGCGCATTTTTCCGCAAACCGTTCGATCGCGGGTTTCCCCGGCTTGGAATAGAAGCGCTTTTTTATTTCCTGTAGCGGTTCATCTTTTCTACGTTGGCTTTCACACGCAATCGACGTTCGATCATCCATGGTTCCCGTTCCTCCATAATCTGCGCGACAATCGTTTCGAGATCCGACCTGTCGGTTTCCTCGAAAACCAATTCGTCATGCACTTTGAAAATTGCAAACAACCCGGCTTTTTCAGCGCGCTTTGCTGCCAATGTCATCATGTCGCGAGCAGAGCCTTGAATGCAGTCGGCGGTGATCATGCCGTGCCATGCAAGGTGCCTGCGGAATTTCTTCCCCTGGTAGGACATAAACGACCATGCAGGACGTTCGTCGCCGTCAGGCGTGTAGGTGGTCGCCTTGCGGGGCCGGTGATACCAGATTTTCCGCGTTGACGGCAGGCGCATCGTGAGAAAGTCGCCTTCCTTGCGAAATTCTATCCCCTCATAGGAATAGGTTTTCGACATTTCGCACCAAACCGCGTCAACGCTGGCCTGGAAAAGCCCGTACCAAAATTTAGGGACAAGAGGCGCAACTTCCTTGCGATAGGTGTTGATAGCAAGCTGTGCCAATTCGAAAGGTTCGTTCGGGGCAAACCGCGCTTGGAAGCCAACCGGGCCAAGGCCGTAACCAGATCCAAGGAACGTGTTCTTTCCGATCTGCCCTTCCTTGACTTGGATCTTGCGATTGATCGGACGCTTGTAAATCAGGCTGGCGACTTCGGAATACACGTCCAAGCCGTTGTGCATCTGTTCGACGCGATCGTGTTGCCCAGCGAACGATAGTAGGTTGCGAGCTTCGACCGCCGCGAAGTCACCCGACACTAGCACTTTGCCCTTGGCCGGAATAACGCAAGAGCGCAGCGACGAAATGATTGCCGAAAAAATATCTTCGCCCCAAAGCTCTTTGATATGGGGCACGTTCCGCGTCAAAATTGCATCGGCCAGAATGTCGGCTGTCAACCCCTGCCGGTCGCTGATCTCGCCACGGGGATAGTTTTGGATCTGGATCAACCGGCCCGCGTCGCGGCCTGTCCTAGCTCCGTGGTACTGTGTCGCGTACCGCACGCGCCCATCCTGCCCGGCGCACGTCAGCATGCGCTCCAGTTTCGACACAGAGGCAGAGGCGAGCTTGCGCCGGAGCGTCAAAGCTTTGTGGACATGCGGCGGAATCGGCTCGCCAAGATCCGCCAGATCAAATTCATCATCGGGATCGAGAATTGCGTCAAGCGTAGCCTTTTTCAGATCGCCCAAACCCACCCCTTGATCGTTGACCCAATTCAAGATCTTTTCGCGTTGCGTCGGGTTAAGTCCGGTGATCTGTCGGAATTCCTCTGTCATGGGAATTCGTACTTGATCCAGGACATCGATGCAGGCGTGCACAAATTCCGTGTCGATCAACAAACCGCGTTGCTGAATTTTCTGGTCCAAGATCCAGACAGATCGTTCATCCGGCCCTAAGCCGCCCGTCGCGTGAAAAACACCGGCCTGCCCTTCCACGTCGATATTGCAATATTGCCCCAGGCGCTTCATGTTTTCCGGGGTGTGATGCGACCAGCCCCCATCTTTGTCGGGCCTGCACATTTTCAGCATTAGCGCGTGGCCTTCCATGTCTTTTTTGACCGGAAGCTCCAAAGCGGTAATGACGGCATCGAGGCCAAGCGGAAGCGCCTTCATGGCGGCTGTTGCCATGGTATCATGCCACCTTTCCGGTGGAAGTGGGGGATATCCCATAGCAAGCATATGGGCCGACCAAATTGCTTGCTCAAACCCGGCATTGTGCGCCAGGAACATAACCGTAGGATCTTTAGCAAGCGCCATCAATTCAGGATCTACTTTGAATAGGTCTTTTTCAAAAAGGCATCGTGTTGGTTGTGGTTTGCGATCAACAAAAACTTTGATCGAACAACACAAAATAAAAGTAGAAAGATCATGGGCATATTTCCAAGCGCCAACCTTTTTGAGATCGGCGCGGCTTGCCGTTTCATAATCTAATTCTACATACTTCACAAGTCATGCTCCATTTGACGCCGGGCAATTCCGACACCTTTAATAAATCTGGTAAATGCAGCCTTTTTTGCACGTGGACTATTATCTTCGAATTTTCGAATACCGTTCCGATAGGTATCAGCCACATTTCCGGCATGTGTATCATACCGTAAATTATCCAACGCGCAGTTATTTTTATTATCGTCATTATGACAGCAAATAAAACCTTCCGGTAACGGACCTATAAAAGCCTCTGCAACCAAGGAATGCACAGTTCGTGTCACTTTTCGCTTACCAACCAAATTCACATTTAGATAACCGCGACCATCAACCGATCGAACAAGTGTGCGACCTTCCAACCAATAATAAGTTTTCCCGTTCCATTTCCATCGACCAAAACTGCGCACTTGTCCGTTGTCGGAAACTTCATAAAAGCCTTCGAAACCGACCACAGGCAACCACCGTTCGGTCAAAAGTCATACTCCAAATCCAATTCGGTCGCGATCGGGCCGACCCAGCCATGCACGGGGCGCGAATAGGGCTGTTGATTGATCCCGTAGCAAAAGCATTTGCCGTTCCACTCGATCGTCAGAAACGCCTTAATTTCCGGCGCAGCTTCCCAAGTGGACATGACGACATAAAGCCCCGGTTCGGTTGGCTTCCCTGTCTGGAGTGGGATCTTGCTCATTTGATTGATCCTTGCATCCATCGCATAACTGGAATTAATTCTCGCATCGATTTTTGAGATTGAAACTCTCTCCAACCATCTAGGCGAAAAATTAAAGCCCAATTAATTAAATACCAAGGCAATCCCGACACTGGATCAATCGGCAAACCTGCGGCTTTTGCGCTTTTGGTTGGCTTCCCTGTCTGGAGCGGGATCTTGCTCATAAATCATATTCCTGTGTTTCGCCGTAGGCCATGCCCAACGCGGCGGATTTTCCAATCTTTCTATCGACCGGTTCGCTGTCCGCGATTAGGTTGGCCAAACCGGCATAAACGTCCGACGTGGCAGCTGGCCAAAGATCATCAACCAAACCTGTAGGCCACGGCCCGATCCAAGCATAGACAGGCTTTGGGCAGTCAAAGCGCCCGTTGTGCCATACAGAGATTTCAGGCGTGGCCCAGCGGCGTTGCAAAGGATCTGCGACGAACACGGTATAGCGCCCATCCACGGCAGGCATTGCGTCCGCTGTTGAAATGATTTCCATGATGTCCGTCCCTCCAAGGCGGTTGGCAGACTATTCAATCCGGTCTGCCAGCGGATTTTAACGCTTAAAAGGCAATATCGTCGTCGTCGGTCATATCGCCGCTGGGAGCGCCAGCAAGGGGATCGATATCGGAATACCCGGCATAATTGCCGAACACCTGATCGTTGCTGGGACCGCTGCCGCCGCCCAGCTTTTCACCCTTGCGAATGAAAAGGCAATTCTGGAGATACGCAGTGCAGCCGTCCTTGGCTTCGATCGTCTTGCGACGAAACGCCTTGAAGGCGACAGACGGCACAGTCCAGGAGCCGGGATAGAACAATTCCTTGTCGGCGGCTGCGCGAATGTGTTCTTCGTTGGCGATATCAACGATCTTGCCCGCGACCAGCTTGGCCAATTCAACATCGAATTTGGACGACGCTTGCAGGATGCCGGGATATTTCTCGAACATCACCGCACGGGTTTCCGCTTTTTCGCGGATTTTCATTGCGGCGTCTTGCGAGATCCCAGGCTTGGTTGCGTTGAATTCCGCAGCCTGCCGAACGCGCTTCGCTGCCGTGGCACCGGACATGCAGGCCAAGAAATAGTCGCCGGGGTTTGTCCAGTTTCCGGTTTCGCCTTTGATCGCGTTGACCATGATCGGAATGATCGCGTCCAGATCTTCCTTTTCAATGCCCCAAGTGCCAGAGAATTTCAATTCCCCCATTTGGCCGTTTTCGAGCTTAGGAGCCGACTTTTTGCCGATCGAGCCATAGAGCGTGCGAGCGGGCTTGGCGAGCGTGTAACGAAACAATTCAGCCATGATAAATTCCAATCAGACATAGTTAGACATAATGTGCTAGGCACGGGTGAAACAGTATTACAAAGACTTGACAACCGCAAGAATATATTTCCGTCCATCGGTCGCGGTCGCGATGATTTGCCCCCCTTCGGGTTGAATAATATCGATACCTGAAATTTTGCCGCATGAATGCGTTACCGACATCGTTGAACCTGAACGCTTGGCATTCCACGAATAAAGAGTATCCATGATTTTTCTCCAATTGACTTGGCCAAATATAGGCCGGTTTTTGGCCAAGTCAATAACTAAAATCCCTGATCTTCGTAGGATTGGGCAAACGCCTCGAAAACCACGTCGTTTGTGCGCGGTTTGGCTTCCGGGCGCGGATCGGATTGCGGGGCGATCGTCAAGCCGCCTGTTTCGGGTTTGTAGCCCCATTCCTTCGCAATTTCCTTGCCACGACTGGACAGCTTTTCGATGCCAGCGGGAGACAATTCCTTTTTGGGCGCATAGGCGTTTTGGCCGAAATTCGCCAGCAGCACGGGAAGCGCTCCAGGCTTCCACACGCGGGCGACTTTCTTTTCGACCAGCTTGGCCGACGTGATGTTGCCGCCTGTCACCTTGCGGGCATAGACGGCTTGCTCCAAGGCCTTCATAAAGCGTCGGGCATAAACTTGCTGCGCATAGAGCGCGTCCAATTCGTCATCAGGCAACATGGTGACAAAATCCTCCGAAGCATCGGCAAAATCAAGAAATGCCTTTTTCATTTTAGGACAGTGCAAAAGCACCGGGCAGAATTGGCACCAATCGCCGGGATTGGCGTCCGCGTCGCCGTGATCAGCTGGCCGGTTCATCAATTCGTTCATGCGTGGCAGCAGAACATTGTGGCCCCAGGCAAGCACGTGGCCCGCGTCGGTTGTCCAGATCTCCGGTTCTTCGAACACGCCGTAAAAATTCGGCTGGACGATCCCCAGGTGAACCGGGAAATCAATCGGCAGCGTGCGCCCCGTTTGTTGCGCGTAATGCAGGATCAAGAGGAAGGCATAATACAGAAGCTGTTCGCTGCCAGTCGCCGCCACTCCGACGCCTTCACCGTTTTTGTAGTCGATCAGCCACAAGCCGATGGCATTGATCAGCCCGAAGTCCACGGTGCCTTTCAACAGCGGATGGATCTCCGGCATGTGAAAGGTGCGCTCGATATAGAATTTCGAGCCATCAACCATGCCGACCGTGTTGATCAGACGATTGCACGTGTTCACATAGACGGACACGGCATCAAGCTCAATTTCCTCCGGAAAGCCAGCGCGGAAACCACCAAACGTCTTGCCGACGTGTTCGTAAGGCTCTGTGCCTGTTTGCAGGCAGGTAGCTCCGACTTCGTGCGCAGCCGTTCCCAGCGCAGCAAATTCCGAAGGGATCTCGATAAACTTTCCGGCCTGCAATTGCGCACGGTGTTCCAAAAAGGAAAAGGCGCAATTCAAAAACCGAAATGCCGATGAACCGCCCAGGGGCGAATGTTCAAGCTCAATCATGGCACAATTCCAGACAGACACGAAAGACATAAAAGACATGATTGGCAGACTTTTCCCGGTCTGCCAGCGGGGCGACCCTTTCGGGCTTATCCGGCGTATTCGATCCCGGCAACGCTTTCCAATTCCGACGCGAACGCTTCGCGCTTCTCGGCAGGAATGTTGCGGCTGTGCGGCGTCAGCCCTTCGGGAACGTGCTTGGCAATTGTTGCTTTCACCTTGTCGGGCGATCCCAGCTTGGTTGCGGCCTGATTGGCGAGCTTCGACAGATCCGCGTCGGTCCAGGTGCGCGCATTGGCCGTGGCCGGAGCCGCAGCAGCCGCGAACGCCGCGAATTCGTCATCTTCCTCGACCGCAGCCGACGATGAACCTGCCGCAGCCGCAGCCGACGCAACGCCAGCCGTTGCCGTCCCACTCGACGGTGAATTTGCCGCAGTCGCAGCGTTTGGGGTGCCAGCGGGCAAATCTTCGCCGGGACCACGAGGCACACCGGCTTTCAGACGCCACAAGCCCGATTTGACCTTGGTGCCGGTGTGACGGGCGGGATCAAACAGCGTACCGGCAGCATCACGTTCACCGGCCTGCGCCGGGCCGCTGGCATCCGGTTCAACGCCACCAAGCGTGCTGCCGATCGCGCCCGACGCGCTGTTGTCCAGCAATTCGACTTCCGGCTTCGAAGCCGCAGCTTCGGCAACGGTCGAACCGCGTGCAACCGCGACACCCGACACGCCGCCCAGCAGCGCATAGACAGCCCCCAGCATGGAGATCGGAACCGGCACACTCACCAGCAGATCCGAAGCATTGTAAGTCTTGCTCATTTCACATTTCCTTTTTCGTCAAGAACGCGGTGAATGGTGTTGAGCTTTTCGAGGCTCTTGACCATGATTTTTTCTGCGATCGAACCAGGGGCAACAAACACGTCTGCCGACACCTGATATTTTTGACCGATGCGATCAAGTCGGGAAACTGCCTGATCGTTGCGAGCCGGAACCCAATCTGGTTCTCCCAGCCCGCACCGGGAACAAACGGTCTGCAACCCATCGACACCTTCACCGCCTGCCTGAATGTTGGCGATGAATACCCGGATATTAGGGTTTGAAATAAAATCGTCAATCGCTTTCTGTCTTGCCCCGGCAGATTTGCCGCCGTGGAGCATCACCGTGCCATATTGAGCCAATTCCTTTTCGTAAATTTCCAGCACCGACAGATGCCAACCGAACAAGACGTATTTTTGTTCCCCGCCGTCCAAAAGATCCGCGACATAGCCGCAAACCTGCGGTGCGAGCGCTTCGCCCATCAATCGCCGGGCTTTGGAAATGTGCCCCAAGATCTCAAATTTGGTTGTCGTCTGGATATTTTCGATGTCCAGCCCAAGCATGCCTTCGACATCAAGCGCGGCTTTGACTTCGCCGTTTTCCATGCACGACACGATCGCGAACCGGGGAATTTTCATCTGTGTGAACACGTCGGCCTTTTCGTGGCGAGCCATGATATTCACCCGTAGCTTGTTCTGCAATTCAAGCTCCAGGGACGTGCTTTCCAGCTTGAAATGCTTGCCTTCGATCGTTTTCAGGTTGGCTTGCCGGTTATATTTTTCCTTAAATTGTTCTTCCGTCATAAAATTGATGCTCTCCCAATCGAAGTGCCGGAACAGCACGTAACATTCGCTAGGCCGGTTCAACAGCGGCGTGCCGGTCAAGGCCACGCTCCGATCGCAGTAATGAGCAATGCACTTGACGGTTTCGTGCCCTTGGCGCTGGAATTCGCCGCGACTGTTGCCCAGGACGGCCCGCGTCACCAAAGCGTCGGCGGATTTCATCTTGTGCGCCTCGTCACAAATCAGCACGTCCCAGCGCCCGTGCGCAATCGCCCGCATGATCGCCAGATTGCGCGCCGCCTCGTAGCTGATCACTTGATAATTCGCAGTCGGGTGAATTCCATCCTTGACGCGCAGCATGACCGAAACCGTCAGGTTCGCGATCGTGGACCATTCTTTGATCCGAATGCCCCATTGGATGCGAACCGACGCCGGAACGATCACAAGCACGCGGGTTGCTTCGACATGGTTGCAAAAGGCGATTGACGTTGGGGTTTTGCCCAAGCCCGGTTCGTCGGCGTCGATCCCGCCGTTTCGAGCTATGAGATAATCGAGCGTGGCTTTCTGATAATCCCAAAGCTCTTTGCCGGGCGGCAGGCGATGGGTGCCCGTGCCGTTCAACCCCCGTGAAAGATTGATCTCGCGCTTGTAGGGACCAAGATCCGGATCATTATCATCCGTCAGATCGCAGATCGAATACGGATTGCCTGAAAACAAAATTGCCGTGTGCCGTTGGCTGGCCGACGTGCTGAACGACATTCCACGATAAGCCATCGCGCGTGCCACGTCTTTTTTGCTTTTGACGGGCATTTCCAAAACATAGAGGCCGCTTGTCGGGGATCGATAGGCTTTCATTTCCATCAATCCGTACATGAGCCGCAGCGGTCATCTTTCCCCTCGGGAACACAACTTTGCATATCACCTTCGCAAACCTGATTCCATATCTCGCGCATAGAAGGCCTGTCTTTCCGAAATCGACCTGGCCGATCTGAAACACGTTCCTCCCACAAGATCCAACGTAGCACTCTTTCAGGTGGAACCGCGCCCGGTCGTAACTTAATCTGATTTTCAAAAGCGACAAGCATCATGCGTTCTTTAATTTTCCAAGTGCTTGCCATGAAGCAAAAATCGCAATTTCCAAAAATGCTGTCAATTTTAAGATTAAAAGGCCCATGAAGGAAAAAATTGTCAACATGGTCGATTGTGGCTCCCGCGTCAAACATTGGAAAAACGCCCATACCGCCCGTATCAAAACCACGGATTTCATCTTGCAACCAACGCTTATCGCACCGGGATTTTTCGTCTGCCCGATAACCGATTGCGGCATAATATTGTGTCGGCCAGCCTAATGCATCCCGCACAAACCGATGCACGGTCTTAATTTTCAAATTCGCTGTGCATGTTCGCTGCGCAGGATTTGGCAGCGGTCTTACCCCAATGGTGCCGTCGCGCCGCTTCAATGTTCTGGTCAAGAAATCTTCAAAAATTTCCCCATTACGTTTCATTGATGCAAAATCAACCCTGCGATATTTTTTCGGCTTGTCCATATCCCATTCGAGAATATTTAATCCCAAACCAAAATAATTGTCCAACTTTTGCAGGAAATCATAAGTTTCCGGACGTTCAAGGCTAGTGTTTTCAAATACAAAAACCCAATCGGATTTTGGTTTACCATTGGCCTCCAAAATATGTGCCATTTGATACGCGCTCGATCGACCGCCAGAAACCCCGATTGTCATAAGATCGGGAAGGTTCCGGTAGGCTTCTAGATTATTGTATTGGAAATTTTTCACAAATCATACTCCAGCACAGGTTCGGTACGGGGCTTCGGCAGATTGTCAACGAGCCGTGCAGCAGCGCGCACCTGATCGGCCAGCCGCGTCACAAGCGCGTCGTGCACTTCCACATCCAAGTGATAGGCATCGAGCATCAATTTAATTTGTTCGATCGAAAAGCCTCCGAATTGCGCTGCGGCGATGATCGCAGCCCGTTCCATCTGTTCTGCGGTATAGCGCCGCACCCCAGCATCGGAACGCGCCACGTCCCCAAGCAAACCTTCCGATTCCCAAAACCTAGCACCCCTTGCTGACGTGCAGCCAGCCATGCAGAATTCTGCCAATGTGTGAATTGCTTCGGTCATTTCGAACAATCCTTGATTGCGCCAATAAGGCAAAACATGTCAGTTTTTGGCAATGCACATTTTGGCAATGCGCAAGCCGGTTGCCTATACATACCAATCGCCACGATCAGCAGTAATAGCCCGACTGCGATATAGGCAATAGATCTCATTTGAACATCTCAATCTCAAATTGTTCTTGCGTCAATTCACGATCGCGCCATTTATGGATTTCTTCGACAATGAAAAATTCCTGCAAAGGTGGACGATGCTGCAAAGGATGCAAAAAAGTCTGTGAGCCGTTGGCATTTTTCAGTACCGGCAGATTAGCAAATTTCAATTCGTTCGCCAAGCGCGCACTAGATTTTTGAGGCAGCAAAATCGGCTGAAATCCCATCGTTAGTGCCAAAACGGGAAACAATGGCACCAATTCCGCAGCGGTATAGAATTTGCGAGCTTTCAGGTACGGAAGCCAAGCGCTTACGGCGTCGGCGTGGCGGTGACGTGGATTTTGCATTGCAAACTTGGCGATCTCTGTTTTCAAGATCCGCACAAGGCCCGGCTGGTTTCCCTGCGCCCGCATCTGCGCCACGATCTTTGCCGTCGTTTCCACGCTCATAGATCATACTCCGTTTCGCTGTCGTCATCTTCGCCCGGTTCATCTTCGCCCGTTTCTTCGTCATCGTCTTTGATCAAATTCCATTGGTTGCCCGTGCGCAAAATTTTCAATTCCTCTGTCGAATTCAAAACCTGCAACACCTTGCGAGCCTCCACGCCCACGCGAACGGCGATCGTCTGCGCCAGGATCGAGCCACCCGCAGAGCCACCCAATTCGTTCAGAACGTCCGCGACTTCGTTGAACGTCGCCCAGGATATAACCGGCCCATCGCCTTTTTTCTTGTCAGCCGGGCCTAGCACCTTTTCGGTTTTCCGCAGCACGATCGATTGACCGAAAACCTTGGTTTCAAAATTCGTAACGGCATCCTCTACGTCAGCTTCCTTTTGCTTCCGTACAGTCATTTGCATCCCGCCTGCCATTTTCTTAACTTCGATCGCAAAATCTGCGTTGGCAAAATAGACGCTAGATCCACGTGCACCTTTTGACGCATCCTTGCCGACGTGATCGACCAGCAGCACACAGCATTGATAGTGATCGCGCATCTGTTCCAGAAATTGAATAACCAGGGAGCCTTCCTTGGACGCATTTTCGTCAATTCCCGTGATCAGCCGCGACTTGGTATCGATGACGATCAGCCGGGGCCGGGCGTTGGCTTCCGCCAAATCTTCCTTTACCCATTTCCACAGATCGGTTTCAGTATAGAGCGGCACGCGGGGCATAAAAAATAGCCGGTGATCATTCCTGAATTCAATTTCATGTGCTTCCATCCATGCCGGGAACCGAAGCCGGGCCATACCAATCGGACTTTCGCCGGCGAAGAAAACCACGTCTTGCTTTTCGGCGCACGGGTTTTCCCATTGGCCCGGAATTCCGAAGGCCAGGGTTAGGGACAGATCCAGGGCGACAAAGGATTTGTAAGAGCCGGATTGACCGTAAAGCATCCCAACGCCGATCTCGGGCAACATGCCGGGCAAGAGCCATTTAGGATCTTCGACACTATCCGCAAAATCATTGATAAACTGCAATCGAGGCCGGGATCGTGTGGGCGCTTCCGGTTCTGTCGGCGTGTCCATCCCGGCGAATTTTTCAAACGCTTCGGCGTTCGATTGGTGCCCTTCCGCGCCTGTCTTGGTATTCGTTCCCGACTTGTAAATGCTTTCAATCTTGAATTGCAGATCCTCCGGTTCCCATGGCGGAATGCAATGCGGGTTCCAGATCTCTTGCATCAATTCAAAGCACGTATAAGGGGAAATTCCTTTCGACAGGACCGCAGCAGCCGTGGCGACAGTTTTGTTGTCGCCGCCTTGACCTTCGATCGCGACAGAACCGGCCTTCACAAACCCGTTCAAGATATCGCGCGCCGTTTGGATATTGCGCGGTAGATCCTTGCCGATTTCTTTTTCTAACCCTTGGACTTCCTTCGCCTTGCGCTCTGGTATCAGTGCCAAGACCGCAGCCGGATAAGGCGCGATCTCGCCGGCATTCAGGATCTCATATGTGCCCTTGTCGGTTCGCGAGCCGGGCAGCACGACATAACCGCCAGAAACGATTTGCCCAGCCCGCTTGATCCCGCCACGCGTGTCAATGCCTTCGGCAATCCGTGACGCCGTGCTAGGGCCTTCCCCGCGAAAATAGACATGCAAACCACCGCGTGGCGTCCGAACGGTAAAAGCGCGAGCCGCAGCCGACTTGATTTCAGGATCACGCGCTAAAAGCGCAGCCCACCAATCAAGGCCCCCAGGATCGACATCAAGCACAAAGATATTAGATAGGCCACAAGCCAACCCCCAGTTGAAATCTGGGTTAATCCTTGACCAGTGTGCAATTTGTTTCGGGTCATTAGATGCCTCTTTCCATCCGGTCGCCGTGGCGGGCAGTTTACTGCCCGGCTGGCACGGGAACACATAAGGCTTGACCGCCTGCAATTGATACGGTAACTCAAGCACTCAGCCCTCCAGGCCCACACGAAACCCGCCAGTGATTAGCCCCGCTGGCGGGTTTTTGCGTTTAATTTCAAATGGGTTAGCCCCTCGAAGCCAATAGGCATAACGCATGGACTGCCCAAGCGTCAACCGGTTTCATCCTTCGCAAAGCGTGATCAAGATCAGCACCAGAACAATCAGGATAAGGACCAAAACAAAGAAAGTCATTTCGTGTTCTCCGTTACGCCAAACGAATGATTGATATAATAACGCCAAGCGCCACCACGTGATTGCAGGCGAAACAACTTGGCATTCGAAAAGCCCCCTTGCGCGTAAAATTCCTTTTTCGTGATACGCTCTTTGCGGATATCTTGCGCCATTACTTGCCATCCTCCCAATCGTTCGCAATGTTATTCCAGATCTCCGGCCCTTTGCCCCCTGATTGCCAGGGGATATTCCGGAAATCGAAAAACTCTCCGGCCCAGGAATTGCAGCGATAGACTGGCACCGCATTTTCACCGCGACGATCGAAGCGGTCGAACCGGATAAGCTGAAATGATCGGATATCATTCACGATTGCGCTCACGCGCTTCAGGCGCTTGCGGTACCGCTTCGACCGCAAAAGATCGATCCCGGACTGCACCAATTCGCCCGCCACGAATGGCTTGCGACGCTCTAGCAATTCTTCCACATCATAGGCGCAAAAATCGTCCACAGAGCGCGCCAGCGCCTTTGAAACGCTCCAGCCTGCTTGCATCCGCTCCATACCGTTGATCAGTTTGCGAAGGCCAATGACATTGGTTTTTGTCACAAGGCCGGAATTGATCGCCGCTACGTGGCGTTCGACTGTCGTTTGCATCATTTTGCATCCTTATCTTCGACTTCAAAGCCTTCGCAGACTTTGTTCCCGGTTTCGACTAAGACGAAAACTGCGCCTGTTTTTGCACCGCCCATAACCCATTTGCCCGACCATCCCAGCTTTTCAGCCAATAGGCGCGCAGCTTTCGCGTGGTTTTCATCGACGCCTAGAGCGTGATCATACCACATAATGATTTTGGGATTGCCCGGCCCGTCGCCGGATGCTGTCGCGATGATACGCGAGCCCTTCACATTGGAAGGTCCGAAATATTTTGTGGTGATGCTGCGAAAATAAATCAGCATATTACTTGCTCCGTTGAAAGCTGATAGGGTCTTACGTAACGTAAGCCGGATTATAGGTCAAGCCCCGGATTAAAATAAAGGGTTCTCTTTCGCCCGCTTTTTTGCTCCGTTCGCCAGCATCCGGCAAATTCAGGATCTTTGCGGCAATTCAGCAAAGCCCGTGCAAATTTGGTTAGGAAAGCATGCCGACCGGCTGGCAAAATCCTGATACCTGCCCGCACGCCTAGAAAAGCGTAGGGGACAGGTTCGCCGGGCAAAACAGATTTGACCCATGCAATGACCGCTTTGACGCCTTTAGGATCATCGTCGGCGGCCAAATTGACAGCTTTGACGAGATCCAAAGGCATCGCCTCAATATCATAATGCCCTAGCGCTTTGACCTGATTGCGCGCTTGGCTTTGCCGGTTTTTCAGCTCCGCATAAATTTTCGGTTTTTCGATCAGCAAAAGCAATTGCTCCACGCTTAAATCCTGATTGCGCACCAAGTTTGCGCGCATTGCTGGCGCAAGCGGATGACCATCGCCTTCGTCACAGATCAAGAGGCCATCGCGAACCAAGCGTTTGAGCTTGCCCAAGCTGATTTGATATTTTTCGTTTATCTCGAAAATATTCATTAGACCGGTTCCCCGTTGATTTCCAAAATTTCCGAAGGCCGGACTATGAAACAATCCCACCCGGCATATTTAACCATAGGGAAATTGTTCACAGGCGAAAAGCCCCGGATTTTGCGCGACACGGTTTTATGATCCCACCCCGTCGCGGCTTTGAATTTGATTGTGTCGCCAATGGCCCAGGCCGGGCGCTCTTGAACCGGAGCGCCACCCGTGAATGGGTGCAACCATATCGATCGATCAGCCATAAAAAGGCGCAAGCCCAGGCCGGGCGCGGTTTGTGATTTGTCCTGATTTCCATCACGTTCATTCCCCTACAAATTCCACGAAAAACGGTTCGCTTGCCCAGCAAGATGCGCTAGGCGCTTTCGTGTCACGCAATTCCGCCTGATATTCCGCGCAACCGTCAAAGATATGCGCGCCCGGTTCACTAAACGCGATTTTGATCGCATAACCGTCATATTCGCGGCTTGCCCAGCGTCGCACTAGATCCCGCAAACCTTCGCGGCTTGTGTTTTCGTTTGGCGCTATCTTTCGCACAAAATCTTGCCCGCTGGCATTGTGATAAATCGACAAAAACATAAATCAGCCTTTCGACTAGGTTTAGAAGTGGCCAGCCGGTCAAGCTGGCCAGATCAAAACTTAGTCCTGCAATGCGCCAGACAATTTTGCCATTTCGGCAAAGATCATATCTGCATCAGCAAGCGTTTCGATTATCTCCGCATTGCTTGGCTTGTGATCTTCGCTTTCTTCCCACAGATCCCACCAGCACGCGTCGGCAAAATCTTCAATTCCCATTCCACAACCGCTTGCACGTTGAATGACGCGATCAGCTTTTGCCATGAATTGTTCGAAAGTCTGCATTTTGTCGGTTTCCTTTCGTTTCCTTGTGATGTGATGCATATCGCATGGAAATCACCTTGTCAAGCACAATTGTGCAAAAATTTTTGATCAACCGCAAAGGCGCGGTTTTGCTTGATATAAATGTGATGTGATGCAATGCGGATGTGTCTAGATACATGCGATGTGATACTCGTTTATGCGCGTGCGCGGTACTACGTACTACTAGCTTCGCTGCGTTGCGCTCCGCTAGCGCCTTACGGCGCACTCCGCTCCACTACGCTGCGATCAGCTTAATTAGATGGACCGTTTCAAGCAATGGACGTGACTTAAAAATATTCCAAGCTTTTAATATTTTCTTAAATGTTTTTCCGCCATCACAGATTTTGCCGGTTGCGTTGGCAATCCGGTTTGTTCCACCTAGCCCCCAAATTTTGAAAGGCTCAAAATGCTTGAATTCACCGAACGGCGAAAAAATTCTCGCTTTATGATTGATCCTGCCAAATCTCGCAAAGAATTTTGGCGCATGAAGCTGGCAGAGCATAACCGGCTTGAAAAAATTTACGGACGCGAAAAAACCGCTTGACAATCGGTTGACGTTACGTTAGACCGGTTGCATCGAAAGGGGAAAAACAATGCTCTACGAAATCGCTGCCATCGTGCTTTTGAGCATTCCGGCCATCCGGCTTGCCGCTACGTTAACCCGATGGAAAGGTTGACGCTACGTTAACCATAAAATAAATTCGAATGGTCCGGTACCTTTTAGGATTTCCGGGATTGGAGGGGGGATAGGTTCGATAGGCAACGGCACATGCCGGGCCGGGTCGATACACCGAATAAATCTCAAATTTTTCCGTCACCTTCGTATCCACCTACAAAAATAAAAATTTTCCCAATTTTTCCAAGCCCCCTTACCCTGCGTCACCGCTTGCACCGCCTGCCAATCCCCTGTATGCTCCTAACGGTTATCGATCACCTGCTACCGGCCCTTACGGCTCGGTAGAGCCTAAGCTGGAGCATGCAAATGATCCCACGTTTCCCCAAAAAGCCTGTTGGCCCCTCTGCCCAGCCTTCCGTCATCAGCTTCATGCACGATCCATCCGACAACAGCCTGACTGTCAATTTCCACGGTGGCAGATCCTACCGCTACGACAACGTACACCCCGACCATGCTAGCGGCTTGGCCAAAGCAAAATCCAAGGGCGCCTACCTGAACGAACATATCATACCCCACCATACGTTCGTGAAAATCAAAGGAGACCGTACATCGACCAGCGGCGCAGTCGGTTGATCGACCATTCATATTCTGTCCCGTCTTGGTACAGTAAAATTCGTTTGACGATTGGGCTTGGCATCCATATTCTATTCGGACGCTTACGCTGGCAGACCGGCAAACTGCGTCATAAATCGGCCGCTCGCCGGTGACATGGAAAGTTTTCAATAGTCTGCCACACCTTCGCCCGGAGAAAACACCATGACCGTGGAAGCACAAAAACTGACGCTGGACGATATCCAGTCAAAAATCGAAAGCGCGATTTACCTGCAACCGACCGGCACTTTGACGATCGCCATCCTGACGCTGACGAACGGCTATACCGTGACGGGCGAAAGCGCGTGCCTCAACCCCGCCGACTTCGACGCCGACATGGGTAAGAAAATTGCCTACGAAAACGCCGAAAAGAAAATTTGGATGCTCGAAGGCTATCTCCGCAAGGAAGCCGCGTTCCAGTCCAGCCAGCCCAACGCGGACGAAACACCTGCGCCGTTGCCGGTTTCCGGCAAAAGCACTGAAAGTGTTTCGTCAGCAGGACAAACCACGGTCTCCGTCGATCTGCCGACAGTCGCCGTACCGCCGCATGACGACATGGTGCCCTACCTTGGCGTCAAAATCGTGAACGCCAAGCCGATGCCGCGTGGCATCTATGCCCAATTGCGTGGCTGGGATCTCCCGACCGACGAAGATCCTGCCGACGCGGGCTATCTGGTCGAATACACCGACGCCCAGCGCCCCAACGTGTCCGGGTTCGCGGGTTATGTGTCCTGGTCGCCTGCCGACGTGTTCATGGCTGCATACAATCCTCTGCCTGCCCCTGCGCCCCAGGCCGACACGGGAAACGTGTCCGTTTCGACTGGATCAACGCCCGCTGCTTCCAATGGCCCAACCGCTGGTGGCGTTGACTTGGGAAACGCTCAATCTGTTGGTGGTGCTGGCACCCCGACGCCCCCCACATCGGGTTCGACGGACGCAATTTCTGCTCCGACTGCCTCGCCCTCATCCACGATTGACAGCGGCACCACAACCGGCGCATAACGCTGATCCTCCCCCAAGGCGAAAGGCCCGGTTTCATTGTTCCACAATGGGACCGGGTTTTTTGTTGCCTGCGATCGGAGCCGTTGATACTGTTGATAGTGAAATTGGAGGGAATAATGAGCGACGTTGAATATGTCCCAGCACGGGTGAAAGAAATCAAGGCAAAGATCGCAGCCCGCGAGGGCAAGTCCGAATATAAGGAAAATGTAAAATTTCTGAAAGCGGAATTGGCGCGCATTACAAACACGCCGCTAAATTCCACGGACACGGCCAACGTCCACGGTGCAGAATGAAACAACTAGGCAATACGCGAAAAGCCTACGCCTCAAAAGGCGACGATGCTACATTGACCCGATGGATTAAAGTCAATCACGCACGCGACAAACCCAATCACGGCAAAGCTGGACCGCCGCGCGCAGACATGGCTTATATTCAACAAGGGCGCACAAAATTTCCATCCCGCGTGCTGCGGCCTGATCAGATGAAATCTATTCTTGTATCCGGTCACAGCAACGTAAAAATTGGCCGTGATGTTCGCAAAGGCAAGCTGAAAGGTTACTGGATCTATACGCTGTCGCTCGAAGAACGCAAAACCTGTCCGCGCACCTGTCGCCATTGGGTTTCGTGCTATGGATCGTCAATGCCGTTCGCCAAGCGCGTCGATCACACCGACCCAACATTCTTGCCGCGCCTTGAAGCCGAAATAAAAGATCTGTGCCGTAAAAGATACGGCGTGTTGATCCGGCTTCATGCCCTTGGCGATTTCTATGACAGCGCGTACGTGGCATTTTGGGATAGAATGCTGCGCGAGCATAAAAACCTTTCCATATTCGGCTATACTGCTTGGGGTAACAAAACAACGATCGGCTGGACCTTGCATATGTTGCGTTCTGAATGGGGAACGCGCGCCATGATCCGACATAGCGACGCGCCGTATTCGACAAACTCGACAATCGGGATCAGTGATGTTACGTCGTGCCCGAAAGACAGCTTTGTTTGTCCGGAACAGACCGGCAAGACGCGATGCTGTGCAACCTGCGGCCTGTGTTGGACAACAAAAAAGCGCGTGGCCTTTTTGGAGCATTGATCATGGCAAAGGCATTTGGCGGTGGGAGCTTCGGCAAGGCACCCAAGGTTAGCGGCAAAGTCGGCTCCGGCGTTCCAGGAGACTTTTCACGGGCACGCATGACCGAGAGCCAAGGGCAGAAAGTCGCCAACGCTCCAGGGACGCCCATTGCCGCGTCCAAAACCCCATCACCCGGCAACGTGTCCGTCGCAACCGGCGACAACATGGTGATGCCGGTTGACCATCCCAGCGCACAGACGACGCGCCGGGTTACAAAGGGAGGCACGTTGTGAAGAAACCTGTCAAAAAGAAAATGGCGAAAAAGCCCGAAGCCAAAAAGGCTGCAAAAAAGATGATGCCCAGCATGGGCACCAAACAGGACGGGAAGAAAACGCCTCCGGGAGGCTGGTAAAATGGCCAAGACACCCAAAAAAGGCGCAACCAAGAAAACCGGCAAATTCGACGGCAAATCGAACAAGCTGGGGCACGGCGGGCGCGCTGCGCAGCTTCGGGCCAAGGGTGTTCCGGGCGCTGTGATTGGGGCCATTGCGCGGTCCAAAGGGGCCGCTCCAGGCGGTCCAAATTACCATGGCAAACGGAAATAATCTGTGGCATGGAAGGCGCTATGTCAGATGATACGCGCCTTCCAGTTGTTCGAGCGATCCAGGGCTTGCCCGCGATCAGCGCAGAACAATACCAGCATGTCGGTCGCTACGCGGGGGCGGCTGTCATGCACTGTTTTGAGGCGATCGGCGGTGCAGAGCGCATGCGGGCTTGGGCCGATGGCAATCCGACAGATTTTTTCACCAAGCTATTCCCCAAAATGATTTCGCGCTCGCAGCAAGTGGACATTTCCGCAACGCTGTCGATCGATGATGCAATCGAACGGCTGGAACGCCAAAATTTGATCCAGGCCGCAGATTACACCGAAGTCATGCCGGGCGTGCAAGATGCGGAATTTTATGATTTGTAACCGCTGGACGGAGAACCCGGCATGTATATTTCACCACACGGGAAAGCTGCGGGGCTTTCCGAACGCCTATTGAAATTCGCTGATACGTTATCGAAAAATAAATCGTATCCATGGCTCGGTACCGGCATCATAGACGACTTGCGAGCGGCAGCAGCCGTGATCGACGGTCGCGCCGTCCCGCCAACGATGTTGGAAGAAATGGAAGCCGAACAGCCCAGCTTGAAATTGGAGTACGACCTATGAGCGTGAAACGCGATATGGCGAAGCGCTTGGGGATTGATCTCCAGCTTTTGCACACCCGGCTTGCTGAAGCTCAAACTGCCGACGAGATCACAGAAGCGTCTGTGATGCTCGGTTGTCGTTTCAACGAGGAAATTGAATTTATTATCTCAGTTCTCAAACAGTTTGGTGGACTGCAATAATGGGAAAGCATCGCATTTGGCGTCATAGTCCGTCACAGACAATGGAAACATACGGTACGTGGGCAAATATGCGGTATCGGTGTTTTGATGTCGCACACCCTCAATTTTCTGAATATGGCGGTCGCGGAATTACGATCTGTGACCGATGGGCCGATGACTATGATGCTTTCTATGACGATATGGGGCCGCGACCGGCTGAGATGACCCTCGATCGCATCGACAATGACGGAAATTATGAACCGGGAAATTGCCGTTGGGCAACACCAGCGCAACAAGTGCGAAACACCCGACGCAATCGGGAATTATGCTACAAGGATCTCGCACGGTCGCACGGCGTCAGTTATCCGACATTGATGAATCGCAAGCGTGCCGGAACAAATTTGACGGCTCCCGTTCGGCAATACAACCGGAAAAATTGAGCCGTGGCTTTTAACCTGCAACAGATCGCGACCGACGCCGGGCTTTCGATTGACGAAGTGCGCGCCCGCTACATGGTTTTGACCGTGGCGCGTTGGAAAAGTAATTTCCGGTTGTTCGCACGGCAGGCGATCAAGATCCGCACCAAGGAAGGCGACCTTGCGCCGCTGGAATTGAACGAGGCGCAGCTAATTTTGCTTGCCGCTGCGGAAGCTCAATTGAAAACCGAACGGTGGGTACGTCTCGCCGGTTTGAAGGGTCGTCGCCAAGGATTTAGCACGCTTGTTGCGGCGATTGGTTATTGGCGCGCAACGCTGTGGGATCGGCAAAATATTTATATTCTTTCCCACGAAATGACCGCATCAAGCAAATTGTTCGACATGGTTGCGTTGATGCAGGAAAAGCATCCGTTCCCTCCAAAGGTGGGCACCGACAACGCAAAAGAATTGGAATTCCCCAAGCGCGGCTCCAGTTACACGGTTGCGACTGCCGGACAAAAGGCCGGTGGACGCGGCGGCGGTGTTTCATTCTTCCACGGCTCCGAAGTCGCATGGTGGACCAACGCGCCAGATCACTTTTCAGCGTCCGTCCAAGCCGTTGACGAAGTGCGGGGGCAATGGGGTGTGCTGTGGACTGAACCACGCGACGCGCTACCCTTTGAACAAGGCGTTGGCACGATCGAGGGATGGGTTAAGCCCCCGTCCGAAATTTGGTTGGAAACCACGTCGGCGGGCCCGATGGGGGAATTTTACAAGCGCTACATGGATGCCATGAAATTGATCGGGCGCTATCGCGCCGTGTTCGTTCCTTGGACCGTGCAAAGCGAATATGTGGAATATGGCGACTTCACGCCGCTGCAAGAGGCAGAGGAAGAAGGTGAGCTTTCCGAAGCCGAATACCAAGAATTGCATGGGCTATCGAACGAACAGATGCTTTGGCGTCGTTCGAAAATTCACGAATTGGGATCGGAAGGAAAATTCCGGCAGGAATACCCGATCGATGTTGTCGAAGCATTTTCGTCGGTGGACGTGGACAGCTACGTCAAGCCCGCGATCGTGCTGCGCGCTCGCAAACGGAATTTTCCAGATCCCGACGCGCCGCTTATCATGGGCGTTGATCCGGCTGGCGGCGGCGGCGACCGGTTCGCGGTCGCGTTCCGGCGCGGCGACAAAATTATCAAGATCCTGTCGCGCACGAAGCTGGAGCATGACGACGCGGTTGCTTGGATCTCGACGCTAATTGACGAATGGCATCCGAACCGGGTTTGCATTGATCGCGGTTCAATGGGCGCGGCGATCGTGTCGGCACTGCGCAACATGAACAAAACCTATTTTGATTTAATTCGAGGAATAGACTTTGGGGCAACATCCAAATTCAAGAAAGCTGCACCTAAACGTGCTGGACCGTGGAACGCACGTGCTGAAATGTACGAGCGTTTTCGTACTTGGCTAGTCGAAGGTGGCGCAATTCCTGACGATGACGATCTTGCAACCGATATTGTCGGTCCCAAAATTAAATTTAGGGCAAATAATGATTGGTTGCTTGAAAGCAAAACAGACATGAAGGCGCGCGGACTTCGATCTTCTGATTTGTCAGACGCTTGTGCTTTAACTTTTGCCGTGCAAGAATTTTTTGAGACTTGGGGCAAACCTGTTAACGACCGTGGATGGGAAGTCGGAGAAACCCGGCGAATTAACCAAAGCATTTTTGAGGATCGAGATATCTTCGAAGGTGACCACGGCGGCGATACATCATGGATGGCGTGATTATGGCACCGGCACCGAAATGGCAAAACCCGACGCAAACACCTACCTATTGGTCATGGAAGGATATGCGGTCACGTTGCTATAATCCAAAGAACAAGCACTATACAAACTATGGCGGGCGTGGGATTAAAGTATGTGATAGATGGCTAAATAGTTATGACAATTTTGTCGAAGATATGGATTTTCGGCAATCTTGGGAAACTATTGAGCGTTTGGATAGCAACGGTGATTATCATTTTGACAATTGTGTTTGGGCCGCACGGTCGGTTCAAAACCGAAATACGCGCAGCAATCGCTACCTTGAACATGGTGGCAACCGCATGCTACTGACGGATTGGGCCATACATTTGGATATTTCGATCTCGACCTTGCACGAAAGGTTGACGAAGGATTATACCCAAGACCAGATTTTTCATAAGGGGCCGCTGACGCTGGCCAGGATGGGGTGATTTATGGCTGGCCTTCGCGACAGCATCAACGAAGAAAATCGGCCACAGCGCAAGCCAACGAAGATCCCCAAGGGGTTCGACAGCATTTCGTCATTTCTGAACGATATGCGCAGGCGCTATGAGTGGGGTTATTCTTATAACGAACACAACATCATCGCGGGCAAAGACGACGCCCGGTTCGTGACGGGCGAAGGCCAATGGGATCCGATTATCCGGCAGCGCCGCATGGCAGAGCGCAAGCCGACGCTGACATTCAACCGCCTTGTCGCGTTCCTGGCGCAAGTCATTGGCGACCGGTTGATGAACGAAACCGAAATCCGCGTGCTGCCTGACAAGGGATCGGAAAAGGGGATCGCCAACATTCGTGAAGGCTTGATCCGCAATATTTTCAAGAATTCGAACGCGGAATTTGCTCGCAGCGAAGCGGCAAAATACCAAGTGATTGGTGGCCAGGGCGCATTCTATCTGTCCGTTGATTATTGCAACAATGACGTGTTCGAACAAGAAATTCGCTTGAACGCGATTTATGATCCTTATGCTGCGGTTTTTGACCCGCTGGGGATTGAGCCGTCAGGAAAGGATTGCCAGTTCGCCTTTGTCGGTGAAGATATTCCGCAAGATGAATACAAAAACCGCTGGCCGTGGGCGTCGGAAACGTCATTCATGGATTCGAAAACCTGGAACCAATCCGGTTTTTGGATGCAGGAAGATACGATCCGCATTGTCAATTATTGGCGCATGGTGACGGAAGGCTTTAAAGTCCTGGCGCTCTACAAAGACGGGACGGTGCACGACATCACCGACATGGAGGAATACGAATATGAAATGTTCGTCGCAACCCGTGACGACGGCGAGCCGTATATCCGCGAAGTGCCGAAGCGCTTTGCTCGCCTCTACGTCTGCTCCGGCAATGAAATTCTGGAAGGGCCATACGATTACAATTGCTCCAGCATCCCGGTCTATCGCGTCGCGGGCTGGGAAGTAAACGACGGCGAGCGGATTTATCGTTGGGGCCTTATTCGGAACCTGAAAGATCCGCAGCGCTTGCACAATTACTGGCGCTCGACTGTCGCGGAACAGCTTGTCGCCGCGCCGCGTAACAAATGGTTGACGACACCGGAAGCTGTCAAAGGGCACGAAGCAAAATGGCGTCGTGCGCCGGTATCGAGCGACCCCTTTCTTTATTACAACGATGGGGAACAACCGCCGATCCACATTCCGCCGCCAGCCGTGGACGCCGCGCTTGTCAACGAAGCTGGCGCGTCCACTCAGGATTTGAAGGATATTTCCAACCTTCACGAAGCTGCGCTTGGCATGCCGTCGAACGAAGTTTCGGGCGTTGCGATCCAGCAACGCAACCAAGTTTCCGACGTGGGCACCTATATTTATACCGATCGAGCAAGAATTGCTGACGAACGATGCGCGGTCAACATCAACGAATTGATCCCGGATTATTACGACACAATGCGCGTCGAAACGATCATGGGCGCGGATAACAAAGTCGATACGATCACGATCAACGATCCCAGCGATCCGAATTCTGATATCACGGTCGGCAAATACAACGTCACTGTGTCGGTGGGCCCGGCGAGCGCAACCAAGCGCGCCCTTGCCGCCGAACAGATGATGGCATTTGTCAACGCCGTGCCACAGATCGCCGCGAACGTCATGGATCTGGTTGCCGACGCCCAGGATTGGCCGCAGTCGATCGAATTCGCGCGGCGGTTCAAGATGATGCTGCCTCCGGGCATGCTGACACCGGACGAAATGACGCCGGAAATGCAGCAGATGCAGGAAGCGAACGCGCAAAAACAGCAGATGGCGACACAGGTTCAAATGCTGCAAATGCAGTCGAAAATGGCGCTCGAAGCGGCAAAAACCGCCGAAGGCCAAAGCCGTGCCCATCTGTCGATCGCCCAGGCTTACAAAGCGATTCTGGACGCACATGCGCGGCAGGCCGACGTGGCGCAAAAGGGCGAGACGGCAGGCATCAAGGTTGCATTGGATGCTATCGATCAGCACAATGCGATCGGTGCGGAAGATCGCCAATACGAATTGGATGCGTTGGCCTCATTGACACAGGCGCACAGCACGCTTGCGTCTGCCAACGCGGCAAACGCCCAAGCTACCGCAACGGCAGCGGGCGTTGGAGATCCGGCCAGCGGAGACGGGCAGGACGGAACACCGGCAGCAGCCGGACCGACAAGTGAACCAAACGGAGAATGATTATGAGCGGGAATGAAGATCCAGATTTTGCGGCTTTCGAAGCTGCCGGGACTGTCGAAATTGGCGCACCTTCGCCCAATACGCCCGCTCCGGCCCCGCGTCGTGCGCCACCGAAACCTGCCGCTGCACCCGGCGCCGGGGGCGATGCTCTCGAAGGCGGAAATGGCGGCGCAGACGGCGGAAATGCGGGCGCTGGGAGTGATCCTGACGATGAATTCGACTTGGGAAATCTCGGAGACGATGACGATGACGGCGGTGAAGGTGGTCAGGGCGAAGGCGGCGATGATGAAGGCGACGAGGGCGACGGGCGACGTGAAACGCCTGAAGGCCGGATCAAGCGCATCAAGCGCGAACGGGCCGAAGCAAAGCGCGAGCGCGATGAAGCCCGCGCCGAAGCGCTGCGGCTGCGCCAGGAAAACGAAGCTCTGAAAAATGGGGGCTTGCCGACGCCACAAACGCCTGCTAATTCTATCGACAAGTTGGGGCCCGAACCTGATCCGAACGATCAGGCGAAATACCCGCTGGGGACCTTTGATGCCCAATACATCAAAGACAGCGCTGCTTGGTCGGTAAAATTTGCACTGGCACAAGAGCGCGACGCGGACCTGCAACGTCAGCAGGAAAGCCAGATCCAACAGCGCCAACAGCAGCAACAGCAGAAATTGCTTGATACGGTAAAATCCGTGTCTGACAAGGGATCTGCGATCTATGACGACTTTCAAACGGTTGTCGTGGATGCTGGCATGAAAGGTAGCTGGGATCTGTCGCAAGCGACATTCGAAGCCGCTGCCGAAGTTGATCATGGTGCCAGAATTCTTTACAATCTGGCCAAAAATCCGACCGAAGCAACACGGGTTTCCAAGCTCTCGCCGTTTCAGCAGGCCCGCTATGTGGACCAAAAGAACACCGAGATCGCGGAACGGATTGCCGCCCGCAAGCGCCCCAAAGCTGGTGCCCCGCCGACGACACATGCACGTGGCGGGAATTCCAGAGTAAGCATTAGCCCGGCTACGGACAATTTGGACGACTTCGAAAAGTTGTTCGACAGAGCCGGGAAAAAATAGTCCTGCCGTGAGGGAAACCCCGATCGGCTTTTAGCAAGAGGGGTTTCCCATGACAATTCCCGTTGGTCCCGTTACCGCCGAACAGCAGAAGCTGGTTCTCAATGCCTTCGCTCTGGTGTTGCAGAACAACCTGACGACCGCCGACATCTGCACCTGGAATGAATACGACGGGGAAATGGACGACCGCAACGGCCTCCAGGTTCTCGAACAGGTGACGCCGCGCTACAATATCACGCGCACTGTGGCGGGCGTGAAGGATCTTTCGACTTCCGGCACTGACGGCACGGTGTTCGGTTCGGAACTTTTCGAAGTTACCGGCACGTTCAACGCCAATATGGGCTGGGGCGATTTCACCAAAATCCAGACTGTTGGACAGGCCCGCGAAAGCAAGGCGCTGCTTGGCGCCGCAACGTCAATGGCCGAAAAGATCGACGCTTATATTCTGAGCATTGCGGCATTCGCATCGAACAACTGGACCGGCACGCCGGGCGACGCAATCAATGACTGGATCGACGCTTCCCAGGGCTATACCCGGCTCAAAGAGGAAGGCGTGGATGACAACGATCTCGCCTATGTCCTGAATTATTACGACAAACAGCAGCTTGGCGAACAGGTTATCAACCTGACGACCAACGATGCGCCCATGACCGCCTTCCGCAAGGGTTTTTCGGGCGAATTGAACGGGATCAAGACGCTGTTCACGCAACAGCTTCCCGTGCTGACGACCGGCACCCGTGCGGCGACCGGCGCGGGCGCGGTCAACGGTGCCAACCAGAACGTGAACTATTCCGCAGTCGCCAAGGCCGGTTCGGTCAACGGCCTGCGTATGACGCAATCGCTGATCTGCAACGGCTTCGCTGCCGGTGCGACGATCGAAGCGGGAGCGGTGTTCTCGATCCCTGGCGTCTATGCCTACGACAATCGCAAGCAAGCGCTGGTCAACCCGGCACGCCTCCAGCAGTTTACCGTTGTCACGGGTGCAACGGCTGACGGCGCAGGCAACGCCACCTTGACGATCTTCCCCGCGATGATCGTTCCGGGCGTCGAAGCCACGGGCGGCGTGACTGCCGACATCAACATCAACACGGCCCATGCAACGGTTTCGGCGGCTCCGGCCACCAACGCCGTGCTGACGTTTCTTGGGGCTCCCAGCAGCAATTATGGCCCGCGTCTGGTCATCCAGAAGGAAGCCATCGTTGTCAACACGGTGCCGCTGATCCTGCCTGCTTCCGATACGTCAATGCGCCGGAAGCTGTCCAAGATCCCGCTGACGGTTCGTATGTGGCAGCACAGCGACTTCTATACCGGCGCACACGGCGTCCGGTTTGACGTGGCTCTCGACGCAAACATTCGCGAGCGTCGGCGGCTCTGCCGGATCAACGGCACGATGTAAATCGTGCACTTCGTCTTGTTCTCCGGGCGAAGGTTGGTGGCCCCATTCCGTATCCCGCGTGCGGAATGGGGCCTTAATTTTTAGGAGATGGCAAATGTCCACGACTACCAAAATCACCATTCCAAATGGTCAATGGACGGAAGTAGCCGCAGCATCGGTGAATGTCCGCATTTGGGGCAACCCGGCGGGTTTTCGCGTCGCCGTTGGCGCAGCGCCGCCGGCAGACGAAACGATTGGCCTTTTGGTCGGTCGTGGCGAAGCTCGCCCAGGGCTCTATGAACTTTTGGGTTTGGCCAACACCGACAACGTGTATCTTACACCCGTGGATGGTCGCGATTTTGTGGCACAAGTCATCGCGTCATAAAATCTTTTTGAAGGAGAAACGAAATGGCGGAATTGAGCAAAAACTGGCCCGCGTGGTACTATGGGCCGAATGGCGCAGCAGCGGTATTTCAATCGCAGTCGGAAGTGCCCGAAGGATGGGTCGAACACCCGGCGCTGGTCGGGCAACCTGCCGGAACCACGCTTGCGTCGATCGACACGGCCCAGGCCGATGACGCCGCCGACGTGGAAATCCCCATCGCCAAGGTGGTTGACGCTTCAGGCGTGCCGTGGGATGCCGCGATCAACACCCCGAACCGGGCGCAGACCGTGGCGGGCCTGTGGCAGCTTTTGCCCGGCAAGAGCCGTCCAGCACCGGTCAAGCTCGATCTTTGATCGAATGAATATGGAGAGCTTCCGTGACACTGATTTCCTCGATCATTTTGGATGCATACCGGGAAAGTAATATTATCCCGATCAATGTTGCTCCGAACGACAATCAGAACACGGAAGCTCTGCGGCTCTACAACGCAATTCTGTCGGGCCTTTTCGGAACCGACGTAGGTGAAATTCTCCGGGATTGGCCGTTGGGCAACCTGGGGCGTGATCCCGATTTTCCGTGCGAAGAAATCGGGCCGAACGATCGTTGGCTTTCCCACCCGCCGATCAACACGCGGCTGGTTGCCGTCAACGAAAGCCCAATCTCGATCGATTTGACCGTGCGGCCCCAGGACGGTTCGCGATATGCGATCATCGATCCTTTCGGGCAGCTTGCGACAAATCCCGTCACCTTGAACGGCAACGGGCGCGTGATCGATGGCAATCCGACATTCGTTGCAAACACCAACGGATTTTCGAACGAATGGTTGTATCGCGCCGACAAAGGCGAATGGATCTCGATCACGAACAAAGCGCTGACGGATGACAATCCGTTCCCGGCAAAATTCGACGCGATGTTCATCATCCTTTTGGCCATTCGACTAAATCCGCGGTACGGTCGCGATCTGACGGATTTGAGCAAATCCATCCTGAATGCCAATCGCACGGCCTTTGTGGCGCAGTATATCAATTCTCAGCCGCTTGTGCGTGACGACAGCATTTCCTACCCCTTCATGTCCCGCATGGGCTGGTGGTGGGGACGTGACTATAATTCGACGGGCGGCTTTGGCCGGGGCAATCCTTATGGTTAGTCTGAAAATTGGTAAGGGCGATTGGAACCGAATGGTAGCGCGCGAAGCGCAAATCCAGACGCGCAATCGCTATTACGAAAGCAATCCGATTTTGAATGATGAAGGCGTTGCGATGATCTCGCGGCCCGCCTTGAAGCGTTTTCTGTATGTCGGTAGCGGCCCGATCCGCGCTGTTTATTCGCAGCCTGGAGATTTCGAGGAAGCGCTTTTTGTCGTTTCGGGCAGCGAATTCTACCGCGTGGATCTCGACGGCACTGTGACCTATCTCCAAGGCGATATTGCGCTTGGGGGCACGCCGCGCATGGCTGCAACCGCCTCGATCGGCGACGGCGTTGATGCGACACCGGCATACCTTTTCATGGCCGATGGTCGAAGCCTCTATTGCTACATTGAAAACGGCTATGCGTTGGGAACGCTTACCGGATCGCCCAACAATGGCGATGTCGTACAGCTTTCGACCGTGTATTATAAATTCACGACCGGCAGCGTGGATGCAGGCACCCCAGCCGGAACGATGGCAAATCCTTGGTTAGTCGCAAAAGGTGCGACCGATGCAGCGAGCTTCATCAATTTTGGCAACGCCGTCAGCGCCACCGGAAATCCTGGCACCGATTATTCAACAGCCTTGGCAGCAAATCCAGACGCGCAATATGTGTCGTCGGAAGCCAACACCTGCTATGTGCGTGCGAATAATCCGGGCACAGTTGGCAACGATATTCCGACGACGGTTCCGACCGGCACAGATATTTCTTGGGGTGCCACAACACTTGTCAACGGCGGCAATCCAAGCGTTTTCGGCGTCACGGTGCCGGGCGACGTGGGCGCGGTCGATGTCTGTTTTGTATCGTCTTATATTGTCGTCATTCCCGTTCAGACGCTGAATTACAAAGGGCGCTTTTATTGGATCGAGCCCGGCGAAACGGTTATCAACGCGCTGGATTTTGCCACGGCAGAAACGGTGCCAGATCCGGTGTTCAACGTGGTGGCCTTCAACGATCAATTTTGGTTGCCGGGCTCGAATTCAACCGAAGTCTGGTATTTCACCGGCAACATCAATGCACCCGTGCAACGGCTCCAGGGCGTCACGTTCGCTCGTGGTACGTGGGCAGGCACCGCGTTGCAGATCAAGGAAAGCATGATCATTGTGGACAGCGATGGCGGTGTGTTCCAAATCTCCGGGGGCTTGGCACGAATTAGCAATCCGAGTATCGAAGAAAGAATTCGGAACGCGATCCTGAAACAATCCTACTTGACACCATAGGAATTCGGTATGTCGATCGAGCATTGCGACAATTTCAGCATTTACGGCGGCAACGTCAATTTGATGCTTAACGGCGTTTGGGCCAGCATTGGCCAAGGCGGCGCGATCGTTGCAGATCCAGACGGGGTTTCGCCAGGCGTAGTGTGGGCGCCATACACAGCGCATTTTTACGGCCTGCGGTATATCTTGGCCGAAGCCCAACCGATTGTTGGATGCGCGCTGCGCCAATGGCTTCAAAATCTCGCCTTCGACACAAGCCACGGACCCAATCTGATCACATGGCTGGACGCGGGTGGCAATCAGATCGCGGTGGTCAAAGTGTTGCCCACGGGCGCACTTGCGCTTGTCGTCACAGGCGGCGCGACATTCCAGACGGCAGGGCCGGTGATCACCGCAAATGGCTGGTGGCATATTGAGGCAAAAATGAACCAGACGGCGGGCACATTCGAGATCCGCGTTGAAGGCGTCCAGGTTTTGTATGAAACCGGCCTGACTTTCACGTCCGAAGCCTATATGTTCGAACAGAGCTTCAACACGGTTTTTGAGGGCGGCAACCCCGATACATACTACAAAGACATGGTGCTTTGGAACGGTGCCGGATCGCAGAACACCGATTTTCTTGGTGCGGTCCTGGTTGCGTCGCTTGTGCCGACTGCCGACGTATCGCTGAATTGGACACCGACGCCCAACACAGACACGGGCGCGCAGATCTTGGCGACTGCACCGCCCCAGGACGGCGTTGTTTATCTGGACGCTCCAAATCCGCCGCCTGCACCTTATGTTGCGACATTCTCAAATTTGACCGGCGACGTTTCCAGCGTCAAATGCCTTATGACCTTCGTGCGTGCTGCAAAGGTGGATGGCGGCGACGGCAGTTTGCAAGTCGGGATTATTTCCTCGCCTGCATCAACTCCAGCAACCACACTTGGGGCCAATCGCCCAATAACGACTACGCAAACCTATTGGCGCGATGTTTTCGAGCTTGACCCGAAAACCGCTGCCGCTTGGCTTCCAAGCTCCGTGAATTTGGCAGAGCTTCAAATCAACCGGACAACCTAAGATGGCCGTCACGCCCAATATTCAGGCACCGCAAGGGCGCGTTAGCGTCGTCTATAATTTTCCGTCGCCGCATATGCACGCCGAGCAAGCCCGTGTGTTTGTGACGGAACGAAAGGTTGCGACGGACATTGCCGTAGGCCAAGCCTTTATCATGGCTGTGGTGGACGGGCGCGTGGCGCAGCCGTTGGTGCGAGCTTCGACATTCACCTTGGACGGGCATGATTTTTACATGCTGCGCCTTGGCGATGCTGAAACGATCCTTTACGATACGGCAACCCAGCAATGGGTCGATTGGGATGGTGGTGGTTTGCCTTTCTGGCGCGCAAACTGTGCAATCAATTGGATCGGAGCGCAGTCTATCGGCTACGTCAACGGCAACACCGATATTGTCGTGGGCGATGACACTTGGGGCTTGCTGTATTTCCTTGATCCCATGCAACCTTATGACGATTATCCCGACGCGGCGGCAGATCCTTCATTCCAGCAAGTGCCCTTCAACCGGGTTATCATGGCGCAATCCCTGGCCAAAAGCCGTGAATTTGTGCCATGCTATGCCGTGTTCCTCTCCGGCGACAATTATGGCGTTACCGCGCCGGATTTCACGCCGTTCGTCCAGCTTGAAATTTCCGATGATCAGGGAAATACTTTTACCAACGTCGGTGTTATCACCGTGCAGCCCGACACCTACGATAACGATTATCGCTGGACATCGCTTGGCCAGTTTGGATCGCCTGGACGCCTTTTCCGCATCACCGACAACGGAATTTTGACCAGGATCGACAGCCTGGATATGAACGATGACTGATCCGACCGCCAATAACACGATCGTTCCGCTGAATAGCAGGACGCAAATCGTCAATGCTGACGGGACGCCGACGCTATTTTTTCAGCGTTGGGCACAAGAGCGCTCGATTGATATTTCTGGCGGTATCACCTATGATCAATTGGTCGAAATTCTGACGATCGTGCCAGATCCGACAGGATCTTACACGACCGCAAATATCACGGTCAACGAATACGGCCAGATCGTCGCGGCGGAAAATGGCACGTCGGGAGCTCCCCTCGAAGTCACAGACGGTACTACGACTGAAAGCGACGTGACGACGCTAACTTTTGCTGGGGCTGTTGTTTCGACCACGGGAACCGGTGAAGCTACGGTGACAATTGACCAAGTAACCGAAGGCGGCATTCCCGTTAATTCTATTATTGCAGGAACCGGAATTTCTTTAACAAACACAGTAGGTGTTTTGACTATCGCCATAAATAGCGGAGACGATCCAGTGTTGATTAAATCTTATACCGCCGCTGGCGGAGAAACATATTTTGATTTTTTATCAATTCCAGGGACATTTACTGATCTTGAATTAACTTTTCTAGGTCAATTAACGGCTACGGATGCGGTAGGTATTTATTTCAATGGAGACTATACAGATAGTCATTATAGTGGTTATTCATTTAATCATTATGGAAATGGAATAAATGTTAATCTGGCATCTTTGGCAAGTTGCTCAGGTGTTGCTGGGTATTCATGCTCGGGTAATCAACGTATCCCTGCATACACTGCAAATCATAATAAACAGGGTAACGGACTATACAATTTTTGGTCAAACACAGACATATTTAATGCTTTTCAAAGTCTTGTGTGGGAAACTGGGGGAACCGCATCTATTACATCAATTCGGGTATATGCCCGATCAGGTGCTTTTGAAGCTGGATCTGTAGTTTCTTTGTTTGCCTATTGACAGGAGCGGTGACGTTGGGTTAACCCTTCGATGTTCCCGCCGCCTCTGTGCGCTTTCAGATTCAGCCCCTACGGGAAAATAGGGCAATCTGGACATAGGCCATGCGCGCAGAGCAAACCCGTATCATTGAAGCGATCAACACAAGCCCTTACAATCGGGGCTTGGACGGTGCAACTTGGCTTCGCAAAACGACCAACCACCCGATCGTGTTCAAAAATGGCGACGTAATGCTGTTCGAAGATAAAGGCAACCAGATTTTCGACGTGCATTTTCTGTTCGACAAGGCCGGTGGACGCGCTGCGCTCGATCAAGCCAAGATCGGTTTCGGTACGACGTTCCAACGCGGCGCAATGGCCCTTGTCGGCCTAGTCCCGATCGACAATCGCAAGTGCCGGATCTTTTGCCGGTTGCTAGGCTGTCGCTCTGTGGGCATCCATCAAACACCCTTCGGCGCTTGCGAAAAATTCGTGATGACGCGCCAAATGTGGAAAGCAAACTGACATGGGTTTCCTTAGCAGCGTCTTTGGCGGTTC